CAGAAACTATAGGTGTTGAAAGTTCGGGACAAGATTTTGGTACTGGAAGCACACTAACTATATCTACACAAAAAGATTGGTTTAGTGAACAAAAAGTTGAACTGATCACAAAAGATGCAAATGGAAATCCTATTGAATTAGAATGGGATCAGTTAGCAGAGGCACCTGGAACTTCAACATATGCTTCATCGAGAGGTGGTAGATTTGATGAAATTCATGTCGTTGTAATTGATGATACTGGAGAAGTTACAGGTAATGCTGGAACAATCCTTGAAAAACATTTGAATCTTTCAAAAGCGACAGACGCTGAATATTCAGCTGGTTCAACTGCATATTGGAGAAAGTTCCTTGCAACTAACTCAAAATACATCTATGGTGGTAGTGCTCCTACTATCGTTGCAACTGGATTTGTTGGTGGAACTGCTACTAATGTAGGTAGTGTTGACACTGATAATGGTTGGGATCAGGTTGCAAGTTCAGCAGGTTCTGGATTTGGTGCCTCTGGAGTATTTACTGCTTCATTAACAGGAGGTAAAAACTACGGTGGTGGGACTGATTATGTTACATCAGGTGCACTGACTGCTACTCCTGGTAATTTAAGATCTGGTTATACATTATTTGAGAATACAGAAGAAATCGAAGTTGATTTCATTCTTATGGGTGCTGCATTTCATGATTCTGGAGATGTTAATCAACCATTTTCAGCTTCTCAATCAGTTGCTCAAAAAGTAATTCAAGTTGCAGAAACCAGAAAAGATGCAGTTGCATTTGTTTCACCACATCGTCAGTGCTTCTTAAATGATACTGTATCGGGCACAGTCACAGTGAATAATATAGACACTATGACTGATAATGTTGTTGCATACTATGGACCAATCACATCATCAACATACGCTGTTTTTGATAGTGGTTATAAGTATATGTTTGATAGGTTTAATAACACATTCCGATATGTTCCATTAAATGGTGATATTGCAGGAACTTGTGCTAGAACTGATATTGAACAGTTCCCTTGGTTCTCACCAGCAGGAACAGCGAGAGGTGCTATACTTAATGCAGTGAAACTTATCTATAATCCTGGTAGGAAGCAGAGAGACATTCTATACTCAAATAGAGTTAACCCTGTAATTCTTTCACCTGGTGCTGGTATTATTCTTTTTGGAGATAAAACTGGATTCGGTAAGTCATCAGCATTTGATCGTATCAACGTTCGTAGATTGTTCATCTTTTTAGAAGATGCTATTTCAGCAGCGGCTAAAGATCAACTCTTTGAGTTCAACGATGAACTAACAAGAACAAACTTCGTAAATATTATTGAACCATTCTTGAGAGAGGTTCAATCCAACAGAGGTATATTTGACTTTGTTGTGGTTTGCGATGAAACAAATAACACTGCAGCAGTCATTGACAGAAATGAATTTGTTGCTGACATCTTTATCAAACCAGCAAGATCAATTAACTTCATTGGTCTTACCTTCGTCGCCACCAGAACTGGTGTTGCATTTGAAGAAGTAATTGGTTCCGTTTAATTAACAGAGGTTTAATCAACTATGGCTAGTAGAAATCAGATCAATCCACCACCATTAAGGACGATCTCCGACTTTAAAACAAAGTTGACAGGTGGTGGTGCTCGTGCTAATCTGTTTGAAGTTGTCCTCACATTCCCTGATGCTGCTCAACCAGCACAGGATGTTCTTGATAAATCAAGATTTTTAGTTAAAGGGGCACGACTTCCAGCATCTAATATCGCACAAATTGAAGTTCCTTTTCGTGGAAGGGTTCTTAAAATTGCAGGTGATAGAACGTTCGATTCATGGACAGTTACAGTTATCAACGATACAGACTTTGCAATAAGGTCAGCGTTTGAAAACTGGATGAATACAATCAATAAGTTAAGTGATAACACTGGTTTAGTAAATCCAGCAGATTATCAGGCAGATGCATTTGTATTCCAACTTGACCGTGATGGACAAAGTATCAGAAAATATCGTTTCTATGATACATTCCCAACACAGGTCGGTCCTATTGAACTTTCATACGACGCTCAAGGCATTCAGGAATTCACTGTTGAACTTCAGGTTCAGTACATTGAAATCTTGAAAGGAGACAGTCCAGTTTCAGGCGGTGTGAACATCAGCTAAATAGAACATAATAACAGTTCAATTAAAATAATATAATGGCAAAACTTTTCGGTTTTTCAATTGAGGATACAGAGAAGCAATCCGCTTCAATTATCAGCCCCGTTCCCAAGAATAATGAGGATGGGGTTGATAATTATATTTCTAGTGGATTTTATGGTCAATACGTAGATATTGAAGGTGCATATCGTAACGAACACGAATTAATTAAGAGATATCGAGAGATGGCATTACATCCCGAAGTGGATAATGCAATCGAAGATGTTGTTAATGAAGCAATCGTCACAGATTTATATGACTCACCCGTTGAGGTAGAGTTATCAAACCTTAATGCTAGTGAAAGTATTAAGAAAAAAATTAGAGAAGAGTTTAGATATTTAAAAGAGATAATGGACTTTGATAAGAAGTCGCATGAAATTTTTCGTAACTGGTATATTGATGGAAGATTATATTATCTCAAAGTAATTGATTTAAAAAATCCACAAGAAGGAATACAGGATCTAAGATATATTGATCCAATGAAATTAAAATATATTCGTCAAGAAAAGAAAACACAAAATGATGTTAATTCAAGATTAAGACCAGAAAATCAATCTGTTCCAAATCCACAGTTTGACGAATACTATCTCTACACTACAAAACCTAACTTTCCAACAGGAATGATTTCACAGGCAGGTAAAAATTCTGTCAAGATATCAAAGGATTCAATTACTTATTGCACATCAGGATTAGTAGATCGTAACAAGAACAGAGTTCTTTCTTATCTACAAAAAGCAATCAAGGCACTGAATCAATTAAGAATGATTGAAGATAGTCTTGTAATTTATCGCTTATCAAGAGCACCCGAAAGAAGAATATTTTATATTGATGTAGGTAATCTACCAAAGGTAAAGGCAGAACAATACCTTAAAGAGGTAATGAATCGTTATCGAAATAAGTTAGTGTATAATGCACAAACTGGTGAAATACGTGATGACCGTAAATTTATGTCGATGATGGAGGACTTTTGGTTGCCTCGTCGTGAAGGTGGTCGTGGAACTGAAATCACAACTTTACCTGGTGGGCAAAACTTGGGTGAATTGCAGGATATCGAATACTTCCAAAGAAAATTATATCGTGCATTAGGTGTTCCAGAATCACGCATCGGTGGTGATACAGGTTTTAACTTGGGTCGTTCATCTGAGATATTAAGAGATGAGTTAAGATTTTCCAAATTTGTAGGACGTTTGAGAAAACGTTTTGCTAACATGTTCAATGATATGCTCCGTACACAATTAATTCTTAAGAATATTGTTACTCCTGAAGACTGGGAGCAAATGGAAGATCATATTCAATTTGATTTCTTATATGATAATCAGTTTGCTGAACTTAAAGAATCAGAGATGCTTCAAAATCGTCTCGGTAATTTAGCACAAATTGAACCTTTTATTGGTAAATATTATTCAACAGAGTATGTTCGCAAAAGAGTATTACAACAGACAGACTCTGAAATTGAAGAAATTGATATGCAGATTGAAGATGAAATTAAAAAAGGTATTCTCCCAAATCCAGCAGAAGTTGATCCGATTACTGGTGAACCATTACCTCAAGGAGATTCTTCAACAGAGACAAATGGAAATGTTCTTGGTAAATCTTTAGAGGATGAAGATGAAGATGATGCAGCTGCACCAATAACAGATGCACAATATCAAAAGGATACAAAAACAGCAGAGTTATAATACGGTATAAATAAGTATATTGCAATAAATTAATCTTATGGAAGATCTTGTGGATTTGATCGCTACTGACGCTAGTGCTAGTGATATTTCTGATAAAATAAAAGAAAGACTATACGCAAAAGCAGCAGAGTATGTAGATGCATCAAGACCAGTTATTGGTGCTGAACTTTTTGGTAATGAGGTGCCTGAAACACCAGAAGCAGAATCTGAACTTGAAGTGGAAGATGAACCTGATTCAAATGAGGAAACAGAATAATGTTGTCTATCAAACCATTAAGTCTCGAACTAGCAATAGGTGAAGCAACTATTACAAATGCAAGGCTTGTTAGACTTGTGAATACTGGTACTACTGAAGTAGTAACGGTTGGTAACGAAATACCATCATCATTTACTATGATTGCCAACACTTCTATTATTATTGAAAAAGATTACGGGGCAGTGATAGGTGCTAGTGCCAGTGTCAAAGGAACCGTAATTGCGTTTACAAATTAAGAACCATGAAACTGATCACAGAAGAAATTTCTCAAGTTAAATTTATCACCGAAAAAATGAAAGGTGGTAGAGGAAAAAAACTTTATATCGAAGGAGTATTCCTACAAGGTGGTATAAAGAATAGAAACGGAAGAATGTATCCTGTTGATATTCTTGAAAAAGAAGTCAATAGATATTGTAAAACTTTTGTGAATCAGGGAAGAGCACTTGGAGAATTGGGACATCCCGAAGGTCCAACTGTTAATTTAGATCGTGTATCTCATAAGATTACTTCTCTTGTAAGAGAGGGTAATAATTTTAGAGGTAAAGCACAATTACTAT